GTCAATAACTTTTAAATAATAAATTCTTCCGTCAATATACCAGTTTCTAAAAATTTCATGGCACTTTCTATCAAAGTCCATGATTTCTTTTAAATTTGTAAATTCTTCTCTAATTTTTTTCTTTAAACTGTCACTTGCATTGACATTTGATAATTCAATCTCAACAGGAGAATCGTAAAGATCACTAACAATTGCTTCGTTGACAACATCTTCAATGGCACCATCACACTCTGGGTGAAGTGCCATTTCTCTGTATCTTTTGATTAGATCATGTTCAGTTCGATAAACTCCTTCAATATCAACATATTGACCATAAAATCCACTCGCAATATAATTATCAACCCCGTCCTCATTGGTTTGAGGAACGGGGGAAATTATGGATGGAGATGTATTCTTTTTATCATCAATAGAAAAACCAAAAAGTTTTGCCATAGTATAATCTTTTTTGCCGTTATTCTATTATTTAGTTGATATCTTCGCCACCAGCATTTGCACCAGTACCTCTAACAGCTTCCCACCACTGAACTTGAAGTTCAACAGTGAATTCTTGGATACCTTGTGCATCATATGAAAGTTCAATAGGTGCAACTTGTGTTGGGAACACATCATAGAAACGATATGTTCTTAGAACAGAACCGTCACGATCTAACTGATAAACATAAGCTTCTGCTTGATAATCTGCTGGATTTGTTAAACCAGTGTTATCAGAAACTCTGTTAATTGTATTCATCCATCTCTCAAAAGCAGAGCGAATGGAGAAGTCAGTATCGTTAATAACAGTAACCGTCCAAGAATCAAACGTTCTATCTCCTGCAATTTTCAGAACTCTTCCTCTAAAAGGAACTTCAATTTGAGCAACGTTTGATGCTGGTAGATTTGCACCTTTGACTAAGAATCTTGATTTATCAAGAACATCAGTATTTGGTGCTGCTGCATCTGGGAATGTAAGAACAACCTCAAAGAGGTTTGAACGTGCGCCACCACCCGTTAACTTACTCTTGAAGTCGGTAATCTTTCTTAATGGGGGTGGGTTAATCTGATTTCTAGCTGGCATGATTTTTAACCTCTAGTTAAATTAAACGGAACCGATTACTTCTTCAAAAGCAACACCAGTTCTGGTGGCAATGAAGGTTAGACCGATAAAGTTGATCGATCTTGCTGGTTTGATGTAGATGTCGGCAACAAATTCATTTGAATCAATGACCGCCGCCGTGTTGTTTGTCTCATCACAGATAACAACGTAATCAAAGATACCTCTCTTAGATTGAACATCGCGGAGGAATGGTTCAACAATGTTTACGAATGTTGTTCTTGTAATTTCATCATTAAACTCAAAGAGGAAATCTTTTGCAGCAGCAGAGATAGCATCTTCAAGGTAGATGAACAATCTACGAACGTTAATTCTATCAAATGCTGATGATTTTCCAAATCCAGTTTTATCACCAAACAGGATGATTCCTGCACCAGGCGAGAAGATAACTGGGTTGATTCTGTTAGAATACAACGTATCTCTTTGTCTTCTACCTGGATTGTATGCTAGTTTAACTGCATTTAGGATTGAACCTCTTGAAGTTCCTGCTGGTGAGAACCATGGGAACTGTTGAAGATCAGTTCTAGCACAAGTTCCAGCAACGTCTCCGTTCAGAGGGACATATCTGAAAGTATCGTTGAAACGATCATACATGTACTTGTAACCACTATCAAAAACTCCATATGTTGTTGATGATATTGGTGAATAGAAACTTACAACATTATCAGTAATCGTATCAATATCGTTAACAGTTACTGTTCCCACAGAAGAATCATTTAAAAATGCCTGTCTGTATGGTGAAACAAATGCAACTGCGTCCTTTCTGTATTCTGCGGTAGCGATACACTTATTAGCAAGTGCCTGTGCCTGCTCTTTTGAATAGTTGGCAGAACCCATTAAAATGAAGTCAACTTCAACTTCTTCCGTGTTCTCGAAGATTGTATATCCACTAATCAGATCATCTAAACCTGAATAAAGAGCTCCTGAAGTTGTTAAATCAGTTTTACCGCTGTAATTCTTACCACCAGATAGAGTATAGGTATTTGATCCAGATCCAGCAAAAATTACATTTTGTGCATCTTGATCCCAACCAGTGTCATCACTTAATTCAAATTGTGTAGAACCATTTCCACTGAACCCCGTTGTAACAACTCCAACTGGTTGTGATCCGCCAAAAACATATCTTGAATTGGTTTCAAGATACTTTCTCCAATATGATGGGCTTCCTACCGAATACTCAGCGTCTTTTGCCTTCGAAAGTGCCAGATGCTTTTCAAGAACACTTCCAGCATTTCCAGTAATAGTTCCAGCATCATCAATAAGAACAACATGAACTTCGTCAAATCTACCACCTCTTCCAGCAACATATGCTGATGTGGAAGGTCTGTTTGCAATAGTGTCCCAATCAATAGAACCAACTGTTAAACTAATTGACTGATTTTCAAACCAGTCTTGCTCTCCAGTATATGCTCTTGATGCAAATGATGAAGAATACCCATTGGTATGAATTGCAACCGTTCCAGTTTGTGGAAGAGCATAAACACCATTTTGTTGATAATCAACAGCAGTAATTGAACCTGCTGCTGAAACGTGGTTGATTAGTTTGGTTGAAATTTTAGATGTGCCAACCTCAGTGATTACTCCTTGGTAATATCCAGTTAAAAGTGAAGTTGATCCAGCTCCTGGGAGAGTTGTACCGACAGGAACTGCAACAGTGAATCCATATCCAACGGAAATTCCCGTGGTTGTAACACCAGTTAGAATTTGATCTGCTTTTCCATCAATTATTGCAACTTTAATTCCATTTGCCCAAGTTCCAGGATTTTTTGCAGCAAAAGTAATATTAGTAATTGCATTTTCATCATATCCTAACTGGACATAATGATCTTCACTTTTAATTTTTACGCTTGTTGCTGCGCCAACTTTGGCGTTATATAATGTTTGGTCATCCGATCTGATGACTCTCATTACTCCACCATAAGCCAAGTAGGATGAAGCTACCATCCAGTGCTCATAGTGCTTATCAACAGAGTATGGTTGGCCAAAAGTTTGATATAAGTCATTCTCATTCTCAATCAGTTGAGGAACACCAACAGGACCTTTTGCAAAAGGTGCAACCAGTGCTCCAACCGATCCAGAAACGGGATCAACTCTACCAATTGTTAAATCAACCTCTCTTACTACAATTCCAGGAGATGCTAAGTTTAGCGGCATCTTAATTCTCCGTCTAGTTCAGAATTATTCTAGAAATATTTATTAAAAAGAGTACTTTGAATGGGGAAACAGTGCGTGAACAGATTACCAGTCAGGATATTCCCACACATCAAGTATTTTTTTCTTAGTACTGCGATTATTTTGTATTCTTTTAATGGTACAATCTTTACATTCATAGGAATATGCTGACGGAAATGCACCTCTATTCTTACGAGTCAAATAAAAATCAGTCATTAGATTTTTTATCTTTCCACACTCTCTACACTTACGATCTAAAAATAATATGTGCTCTAATTCTATCTGATCATCAAAATCAATATCGTCCATCAGACATAATCCCACATATAAGATCTGTCTCCATATTCATCAGTGTACCATCTATCACCTTCGGTATCTACAAAACTTGCCGCATCATTTACACCATCAGAAATAAATCCAAAAGGTGCCATGTCTTGCTCGATTTGATTCTTCTGTTCTTCATAGATTCTCTTACGAACATCATTGTCCGTCATTTCTTTAAAATATGGTTGAGCGACCAACCAAGAAAAAATTACCAAACACATTGCCAAATCATCATTACACCCTTCTTCTGCCTCAAAAGAATTATGACGTTGTGCAAAAGTTGTTAACTCGGAAATGATATCGTAATCTACGGTAAGTAACTTATCATCTTCCATCAAAGTTTTTAAATTAGAACAACCCAACTTTTTTACAGCAGAAGTTGTTCTCACACCAAGTTGGGATTTTTTACCACTAAATCCAGAACCAACAATTTGTCCGGCGCGACCTCTCATAGCACACATCAAAACATTATCATATTCGAGATCAAAATGAAGAATACTTGCAACCTGATCTCCAATATCATTAACTTCAACTAGCAACCAAGCATCATTATATCCTTTTGCAACTTCATATATTACACTTGGAAATAACATTGGTTTAATTTCATTATTTCTATATTTTGCAACTACC